GGTAAGGTCTCCAAGAACTCTGTCGAACCCAAGACTGAGATGCCCTCGGACATTCTCCAACACGATGAACTTGGGTCGTAGTATGCGTATTGCTTTTGTAATATGCGGCCAGATATGTCGGTCATCATTAGTTCCTTTCCTAGATCCTGCTTGGCTGAAGGGCTGGCATGGATAACCAGCCGTTAAGATGTCTATTGGTTCAACGCTTGACCAGTCAATCTTGCTTATGTCTCCATAGTTAACATAGCCAAAGCGTTCCTCTATAAGTTGTGATGCGTATTGGTCATACTCTGCGCACCAGACTGTCTCAGCGTTAAAGTAAGCCTCAACAGCCATGTCTAAGCCACCGTAGCCGGTGCAAAGTGATCCCACCTTCATCGGTTGTCCGTACTGTAGAAGCCTGAGCCTTTAAAGGCTATCCCGAAACTGCTGTAAATCTTTTTCATAGGCTCATGACATAAGCCGCATTCGACTAGATGATCCTCGTTAATTTTGAACTCCTTTTCGTAGCGCAAGTTAGCCTCACATGACTCGTTAGTGCATTCGAACTCATAGATAGGCATTACTGATCCTCACATGACTTGCAATAGCCAGCGACAGTCCATTCACCGCAGCCGGTACATCTGATTATGTCTGCATCTTTAATTACATCTTTGCGTTTGTCATACCCTGCTGCTAGGAGTAACTCCACCAGATCGCCAAGACGAAGCATTGCTACATATTCCTCAGCGTTCTCGCCTTGCCCATTAAGTCTAAAAGTGGCGAACCCCACTAGGCCACTTTCTTTAGTGCGACTTTCGATCTGGCGGAGTGTTCCCTTTACATCGAGTCCTGTGCGCGCCTTAACCTCGCAGTCGAACGGAACATTGAGAATGTCACGCCCAGAACCTCGACCAACCACAGCGCCTTCCCACCAGCGCCGTAGATACTCTGCAACCACGCGCTCGGTGCGAAAGCCCCGATGCTTACGGCTTTGACTCATTGACCGCGTGGCACTTCTTGCATGACCATGTAATTGCAGTACCGGCGATCCAGAACGCTAGTTCCTCGCGTGGTACAGGCTCATTACATAAATGACAGATGATCCTAACCTGCAAAGCGTTTAGTAGTTCTTGATGTTTAGCCTTTTCTGCCAATTCATCATCGGTTGGGAAGTTCTCCCATTCACCGTCTTGGTTCATGAACTGTAGGCCGCTCATTGTCCTTCACGCACCTTCCAAGTACCGTCAGGCGCTAAGTTGTACCAAAGTACATCTTTGCATGCAAAGCAACTGAAGTTCGCCCAAGGCTTGTTCGTCTTATTGCTTACGCCTGTTTTCCATGTCATAGGCTTATGATCATGACAGTTGCGACATAGTGGAATGTCTTTGTCGATCTTAACTCCGCCTAATACTTCTTTGACTAGATCCACAGCAGCCTCAGCAGTTGGCGCTGGTGCTACGGCTTTAATAGTCCAAGGATCGTCCTCTGCTGGCATTGTGATCTTATCTGCTAACTTTTCAGCGAACGGCTTAGGTTCTGCTGCTTTAACTTTTGACATCTCCTCGCGGCTAGCGCGTTTGCCTTTCGTAGCGTAGCCTGCGTTAGCAAGTGCCCGACCGATCGCACTTGTTTCGCAGTTCTCAAGCGCGCTCGTAGAGTTAACTCCTCTAGTCGAGACGGTTTCCTCTGCAAAGCCAGTTGTCCAAGCCTGTGCATCCACCTCAGTTCTATAAATAGCAGCCTTAACAATAAATCGCTGAAGCGTTGACTCAACCAAAGAAGTATCAATTCGACCATCTGGGTGTTCCTTCCAGAACTTAACTAGGCGTTCCTCAACTGTCTCGTAATCCTCAAGATTAAACATATAGATCGTTCCCTTCAGTACTTAGTTGTCCTGCAATAGCGAGGTAACTGCAAGCATCGATCCATGTGTCGATCTGCTGGCTGTCCTCGATTGATCGCCCGACTTTGATGAGCGCGAGAATGACTGCAACTTGGTAATCTTCAACCGGCATCTCCAAGTAGGCTGAGATGAGCCTTGCTGCTCTCGACATATTGTCAGATGGATGACCGTAATGGAGTCCGCGTTCCTGATATAGATCCGTTGCGCTTTGTAAGATTTCACCATGCTTCATGATCTCACCTTATCGCGCTGTTCATAGTGCTTGCGCAGTGCGCGTCGGCCTTCAACATAGCCGGAATTGACGCCCATCGTATAAAAGACCATGATGCTGGCGAACCAGCCGAGAAGTAATAATCCGATCTCAAATAGTGTCATTATGCAGCCACTTCGTAACGATTTATTATGTGAGAAAAGGGAACTAGTTCAGTTGTAGCACCCCAAACGGCAGGATTAGGAACTGGAATAGGTTGCAAAGTTTTAGTATCTAAATACTGGATTTCTGCCTTATATGTACCAAGTTTTAGTACTTTGACTGGTCTAGTCATTGTTTTGTAATATTTCATATAATAAATTGAATTGACACGAATGTGCATTTTTTTCATTTTATACCCTTCATTTCCACCAGCCCTTCTGGTTTCCATGAGTACAACAATACGCTCGATCTATGACTTGTCTAGCATATTTAGATAACGGTTTGGTAACAATTCTCCGTCATCCATCGCATCGTCAATAGTGCGCTTTATGTCGTTATCTAGATCGTCCATACCTACGACCATGCACCTGGAATGTGCCATCCTTTTCCGCGTAGATTAGGTCAACCTGGACATTCTTGCCGTTCTCGGTAACGATGGCAAAGGCTTGCTGCCAGTTAGGCGTGAACGCGTATTTAGCGTGTTTTAGAAGCATTGCGTGTCCGACTTCGACACCGTGTAGAACTCGTCTTAAAACCCCGTTGGATGCCTCAGAATGGGCACTTCTACCTGCTCTGTGCGTGTGACCCATGATTACATTCTGACCCATGCGCTTAGCCTGGTTTAGTGCGCTCATGCCCGCGTTAGGGTTTAGCGCCCCTAGATCCCCATGAATAGCAACCCAGCCCTTGGCAATAGGGTATGGATCCTTCCAATACTTGATTCCCATCTCATCTAGCTTGAGGAACTTCTCAAACTTCAGCTCTGGCAATGCCAAGAACGCTGGGATCTTTTTCATGATTACATTGTAAAGACGATCCGTATGATTTGATCTAATGACTACGGCTTCCTTGGCATACTCGGTTAATGACCAGAGAACATCGACTGTGCGATCACGATCAGCAGCTAGTGTTTGCTCGTACCATCCTGGGGTTCCCTCATGCCATCGGCTGATCTGTGGGAGGTCGATCTCATCTCCGATAGTAACGACAGTATCGGGGCGAAACGCTTTAATAAATAAAGACATGTTCCTAACAAAGACTGGATCCTCGTAAGGGCACTGAAGATCGGGCACCACCACTGTGCGCTTCATATTTAATCCTCATCATCGTCATCGTCATAGGGGATGCGGTCGGGTAATGCGGGCAGCCAATTAGGCGTAGGCAGGATCGTTGCTGGATAGGTAGCGGGTTCTAAAAGAATGGCAAGCGATAACTCAACTGAGAATCCGCTTCTTCTGAGCGACTTGTAAAACTCATTCAGCCCGATGCAATACTGATCGAGCATGGAGTAAGCCTCTAGGTCGATAGCCTTCTTGCGAGCCATGGTTTTATTATCGCTCTAGGAGTATGTTATAGATCTCATCGACACGCGCGTTTAGTCGTTTAATCTCCGACAGCAAGTGCGTGATTACATAACCAGCCAAGCCACCCACTATCGCAAGCGTGGCAATATAAAGATTTAGGAGGTCGGTCTGGCTCATTTGTCTCGGTCGATCTCATCAACCGCTGCCTCTATTGCATCAACGATTACATCTTTGACAGCCTTCTTGGCTCGGTAAGACTTTATAGCTGCACGAATGGCTGGAATTGCCATCAAGCCTAGTCCTGCGATAATTGCTGCTTCCATTATTTTCCTCCTAGTAACGGGATATTAAAGAACGAGCCATCCGAATCACCCTTGCTGCTGAAAGATATATGGCAATGATGAGTGTGCTTATTGATCCCCGTGTAAGTTCTCCAGCGCCATGCGCTCTTGGCGCTTGCGATCTTGCCATCAAAGATAATGTAACTGATGCGTTTATCAGACTTTGCCAGTGTACGAAGTTGATCTGCCACATCGGGCATGAGGTCGGGCTTTGGTTTTCCCGATAGATCGCGGTCAATGTCGATGGCACGAACCCAGCCCTCGCCATCTGGATTATGGTCAGACTTACGAGCTGAGTGGCGACTATCGCCGATCCAGCCGTCCGAGGTACGGTCACGATCGCCGAAGCAGTCATCGAACTGTTCACGGAGTTGTTGACCAGCCTTGCATAACTTGGGTTTCATCCCAGTAGTAGCGCCAATTCATCTGCTGTTAACCCTAAACGGTCTGCGATAGCAGCCTTAGCCTCAGCCTTTTCCGCTGCTGCTTGCTCCTCGTCTGCCTTCGCTTTTGCGTAAGCGATCGCATCTGCTTCGCGCTGCTTGATTTCCTCGGCTGTAAGTTCTACCTCAGAGACTTCGCCTGTCTCGCAGTTTACGATGATCTTTGTGTCTGCCATTTTGTCTCCTATGATTTGAGTATGCCGTAGAGTGAAGCGGTTGTGTACTGAGCAAAAAGATTAGCGCTTGGCTCTAACTTTAAAGAAGTAATTGCAGAAGTTAGATTTACCAAAGTTGCAAGCATAGTAGCGTAAGCAGTAGTTCCATTGTTTTCGGTCACATTGTCGGTTGAAATAGACTTTTGAGTTGTGCCAAAAGCATTAGGAATATAGATTTCAAAAGAACTGAAGGTTGATGCGGTGTCTGTGCTCATTGTTTCATTTCCTACATAGCCAAAAGCGCTACCATTGCTGGAAGAAGCCGCTGCGCCTGAACCCTGTAAGAAGCGATAAGTTCCAGTCGAAGAATTGCCATTAAAGGATATCTTAACTGCTCCGTCTGTGCTGCTATTTCTTGCGCTTAGTTTTACGACTAGGTCGGTATATGTACTAGGGATAGAAGTAAACTCAATGTTAGCCGCGCCACCAGCGCCAACGGTTACGGTGCTTCCAATTTGGATATAAGTTGCCATTATGCCGCCTTAATTCCGTATAGGGTAAAGGTTGAGCCAGCCGCATAATTTGCTCCGTTGGTTGAAGTGTAAAGAATTGTGCTAATAGCCTCTGGAGTTTTGCGCCACAGACCAACCGTTGCGCCAGTTTCACCGTCTGCAGAGTTTATTTGATTATTGCGGCTTAAAACGGTTTTGTAGGTTGTGGTGTTTGCATAGTTGAAAATATGGCTTATGAATGTAGCGAAGTTAGTGGACTCAACTCCTGCAACATAATCGCCTGTGTAAAGGTAAGTAGCGTTAGAACCGCGTGATGAAGAAGCGGTTGAACCGTTGACATAAAGCCAAGTGGCAGAATAATTGCTTGTCGTGTCTCCGTTAAAGCGCAGGGCTGGAGTAGCAATAGTTGTGCTATCTGCTTTAATTGAAGCCACGATAATCAAGTCCGTATAAGTGCTAGGAATACTGCTAAAGGTATAAGAAGCCTGTGCGCTGCCTAGTGTTGTAGTCGCTATTGGTTCATATGTTTTAGCCATTATTTGACCCCATAAAGCGCGAAGTGAGAATACTGAGTGAATGTACCGCCAGAGTTAAT